AAAGGACCGAGGCCGAAGCCCCGGTTCTTTAGTATAAACAGTGCTTATTTCATTAACATGAAATTGTTAGCACCTTGAGTAATTAAACATCTTTCAGTTAACATGTGAATTTGCATCGCATCTAAAGCAGATGTAGCAGCTCCAACAGAACCAGTAGTCCATGTTTTCATTCTTCTGTCATCAGTTTGAGAAGCTCTGTAACGTACGTGTAAGAAAGGACGTTTCATGCTAGCTCCAACAGTTTGATCATAAACTGAAGAAGTTCCAGCAGGAACTAACATACCTCTAATAGCACCACTACCAGCAGCAGCATTAATACCACCTCTTGTAGCTTTGTCATTTAAGTATCTCATGTCAGACTTGTAAAAGTCATAAGACCCACGTCTGAAACCAGTGAAACCTAAGTTTAATGCCATATCTTCAGAGTTGTTAAATACTCCGTAAGAAGTACCACCAGCTCCGTAAGAATTCATAGAAGCTAACATATCGTCCATAGCCAAGCTAGTAGATCTGTCAACAAACATCATGTATTCTTCAATAGCACCTTGCTTATCAAACTCAGCTAAGATAGCGTCAAATTCAGCTAAATCAGTTGCAGCGTTAACACCAGTAACACCAGTAGTAACATTACCTCTAGCTTCGATAGCAGCAAATAAACCTTCAGTACCAACTCTATCGCCATTAGCTCTAATGTGAGCATCAACACTATTAGCGGCACCAGTAAATTGACCAGAAGTAGTATCTAAACCTATAACAGACTCTAACATAGACATCTCAACGTAATCGTTAAAACGAGATCTAGTATCAGATTCAGCTTTTAAGTACCATAAGTAACCACCTTGACCAGCTTCAGTAGAAACTTCAACCCAACCAATTCTTGAAGCATCAGATCCAGAGATCTCGTAGTAATCCTTCATGATAATAGGTTTGTTAGTGAAAGTTTTAAACTTAGGCTCGTTAGCTTTATGAGAATTATGCTCTCTAGTTACAGTTCCACTATCCTCTTGGTAATAACCAGTAGCTTTTCCATATTCAGAACCATAAACTAGTAACGTTGAAGTTTTATCACCAGCAGATCCTAAAGCAGCTATAGTAGCTCCATTGTAAGCTTTAACTGTAATAGCAGCATCAGTAATTGTAGTAACAAGACCTTTTGCAACTCCATTAGCATTAGCAATGATAACTGTATCATTAACTCTAACACCATGATCATTAACAACAAATCCATCTACAGCTACATTTTCATCAATATCACATACTACTGTGAATACGTCTGATCCTGAAATATAACCTTTGTAAGATAAGTGTAATCTTGATTGTTCAGACCATACAACTTGATCAGCTGTCATAGCCTCTTCAGCACCTACTTGAGCTAAGAAACCTGAAATAGTTCTCGGTCCGAAAACTTCAGCTTCTTTCTCCATTAGGTCTGGTAAATATTGTTGACCCCATCCAGCGTTTGATGCTGATGAAAGGTCTAAGTAATTTGTAGCTAGTGTTTGCTTCTGTGAAGCAGGTACACTATTTAAGCTACCTCCTGCATTAATTGCCATTTTTTGTAATTTTTAAATTTATTATTTGTTTTTAATTTTAAACTTAAAATCAGAAGTATTTTGCCCTAACACTTTAACTTTCATTCCACCTGAAACAATTTCTTTATGAGCACCTCTTGGGCTCATGTTTACATTTTTGGCTTTTGCAACAGTTTCCTTGGTTGCATCTGCTTTTCCTTGCTCGTAAAAATGATTAGCTATAGCATCAGAATTCATAGCTGTATATAACGACTTGTGGTATTCTTTAGCGTTCACCAGCGCACCTTTCTTATCGACAAACTTTGTCATAAAATTAGATAGATCACTTTGTTCTGCTTTTACCTTGTTAGTGTCTTTGACATTAAACCTAAACCTTTTTTCACCAATTTGATATTCAAAACCTTTGAATTTATCGTTGAATAAGTTGTTAGTTTTTTGTTCAAAAACTTTAGTGTTGTTATCTACAACAATTTTAGTTTCTTCCGACTCCTTGTTGTATCTATTAAAAAAATCTATAGCTTTTTGTTGTTCGTTGGTCAACTTTGACCCAGCTTTAATTTCTTCATAGTATTTGGACTTTTGCCCGTCCAGGTGGGCTTTAGCGTTGGCAACTTGCTCTTTTAACGCTATTTTTTTCTTTCTAATATCTCTATCCTCGTCTACTTCTTCATCAAATGAAAAATCTTCATCAATTAAAAAATCTATTTCATCAGTTGATAAATGAGGTTTTGTTTGCTTATAGTACTCTTTTAATATTGTCATATCATCATAACTTGAAAAGTCTTGATTTAAACGAACATAATCTTCAAGAGAACCCCCTGTTTCTTCCATAAAATCTATTACCTTCTGTAGATTTTCAGGTATATCTTTGCCTTTTTCAGCTTGCTCTATTTTAGCATCTATTAAATCTTCAGTAAGCTCTTTAGCCTCGTCTTTAACATTTTCCTCGGTTATCTCTTCTAATACCGGGGTTTCCTGTGTTTCTGCTTCCGGCTGTACTTCTTCTTGTTTTTCTGTGGTGTCGGCATTTTCAAGCTCTGTAACCACTCCGCTGTCGTCAGCGTTATCCTCTTTAGTATCTTTGGTTTCATTTTCTACTGGTTTATCTAAGTTGACAACATAGTCGCCATCTTCATTAATGTTTGGTTTTTTAGTTTCTTCAACTGGTTGTTCAGTTGCTTGTGTAGTTTCTTCAACTACGTTTTCATTGTTTTCTTCCATAATATAATATAATAATAATTAATAACTTTTATCTAGGCTCGAAAGCCTCTAAATTAAATCCGCCACCTACTATATCATTACCTGCGGACTCAAAGTTTTTAGGTGCTTTTCCACTTTTTCTTTGATCAATCATCTCGCTTTGTTGAGAAGCTTGAATTTTTGTTCTTTGATCTTTACGATCTTCTTTCATTTTATCCCTACTATTTACAGTATCATTTTCCATGCCTTTTAACTGCATATTGTACTGAAACTCCATTTGCATAAGCTCTTTTTTATATGCGACTTCTTGTTGCATTTTTTGAGCATCAAGTTGTGCTTTTGATTGCTCTAACTCTATTTTAGATTGAGTCATCGCTTGTTGTTTTTGAACTTCAACCTGCGCTGCTTGTTGTGCTGCTTGAGCGTTAGACTGAGACTGCGCTTGTATATTTTCCATCTGCAACTGTCTATCTGCTTGTTCTTTCTTAGTTCTTCTTATCTTTAACAAAGAATTAGCCATTTTAACATTTTTAATTTCTCTAACGTCTATAGCGTCTTCTAAATTTATGTTTTGTTGTTGAAGAGCCATTTGTATATTGTTTTCTAAAACTTGCTTTTCCTCTTCGTCAGGCATCAACTCTAAAAATATACCAAAATCATATAAATGTAATTCTTTCATCTCCTCTAGTGTAGCAACATTATGAGCACCTATAGATTGTATAAAAGCGTTTTTAGTTGGAGAGTACTCTATAACATCTGATATTCTAAGTGATAAACACTCCGCTGTTTCAGCTGTCAAGTATAATCCAGCTTGTAGTATGTGTCTTGTAGCAGTGTTACTGTTTGCCGCGGCTAATTTTTGCACTCCTACTAAAGCGTTTTTATCAGGCGTAGCAGCGTCTCTAGCTTCGTTTAACCCGGTAGTATCTCTTATCATTTGTAAATAGTAGTTGTAATTACCAATAAGAGCTTGCATTTTATTTCCACCACTACCTGATGTAATTTCTTGAATAGGTACTTTACCAGCATTCATGTCACCTTCTTGAGTATAAGACCTACCTATAACAGATCCAGTTTGGAAGAACATGTTTAAAGCTTCTTGTGGGTTGTAATTTGTACCGTTACCTAAATCAACTTCAGCTAAACCATCAGCATCTAAATAAACACCATCTGGTACCATGCGTGATAACACTTGTTGTAGCTTTAAATGTGTAAGTTGTATCATATCGGCAAAACCAGTTATTCTACTAACTAAACTTTCTATTCTACCCTCATACATTCTAGGAGCCACTATAGCGTAGTTCATTTTAACTTTAGTAAAATTACTTTTTTCTCTGACCATATTCTCAGCCAGTTCCCATTTTAAAATTTTTGTTGTACCTATTATAATAGCACCATCATAAAGAACTTCAATAGAGTTTTGTAACTTTCCAAAATTACCCTCCATATCTTTTGGTGGGTTGTAAGCGTCCGTCTTAGGTATAACTTTTGTAGCACCTGTACCGGTGGTTTTAACTTTGTAAGTTTGGTTCATGTAAGTTTTATAATTAAAATATAAAACCTGCACAGTATTATTATCATTGTTACTAGCTAAGTTTCTAGTGTACCTATTGTTTTTATTGTGAGATTTGTTTTTAACAATATCTTCTAGTTCTTCTTGCGTAAGGCTTGGAAATTCAGATATTAACTCGTTTAATGGTATTGTTTTAACTTCACCAACATAGTATATATCTTCAAAATATGGAGATTCAGTGTATGAATAAACTAAATCGGCTGGATCAACGTAGTCCACAACAACACCTCTAGAGTTGTTAAAAGTAGTTTTTACGGCTCCAATGCCTAGAACTGTAAGGTCATAATAAAAACGTTTCTTAATTAACTCGTAGTTGTTACCTTCAAATAAAACATTTAACGCTTGTTCTTCCGCTAGCTCAACAGCTTGCTTATAAGTTAACTGCATGTGTAACGCTAGCTCTTCTTGAGTCTCAGGTAAAGGTATTTCTGTTTGCCTAGTGTTAAGACCTAGTTCCGACATGTTTGCTTGGTCGAACTCTTTCATCTCCATATCTAACAAAACATCTTCCATGTATTGAGTTCTTTTAGCAACTCCGTATGGATCTTGTGAATATGCCTTTATATCATATGTTCTTTCTGCAATACCATTAACTACTATATCTACAAACTTAGGTATAATAGGCACCGGCTTCCAGTCTAAATTTAAATAGGACAAATCACCATTTATAGATAACTCGTCCTTATATTTTTGTATTGATTGTTCACCTCTCGCGTATAACCTTAGTTTGTGAAAATCATTATTATGTTTTTCGTATTTATTTGTAGTATCATTATTGAACCATTCAGCTTCAATAGCTTTAGCTACTTTTAAACCATATTCTTCACTTTGCTTTTCAGCATCGCTAACAACTTGGCTTGGAAAATAATTTTGTACAACAGACTCTGCCATATTTATTTTTTAATTAGTTTAGATGTACTGCCTTTATTACTATAAGTTGCAATACTTAAGTTTAACTTAGGTTTTTGTATTGGTGCATTTGGTCTGTAAAGATGCCTATTGTTAGCCATAATAGCCAAGCCAGAACTAATAGACGCATCATGTTTTGTTCTTTTATTTATATCAAACTTTGCCCAGTCATTTAGCAGCTCGTTAAAATAACAGTCGCCAAAAGTTCCATCTTGTTTCA